CAGCGTTCACCGATGACCATCCAACCAACGGTATCGGTGCAAGTATTATCCTGCGCCGTGATGGTGAGTACGTTGCCGATGACTGAGCCTTTAAGGGCAGTCCAGCCGTCTTCGTTCGACGTGAAGCACTGCACGTCAGTGCAAAGAACTACGAAAGTGCCCTCGGTCATCCCCGCAGCAGTGTCAATGTTTACTGTCGCCACACCAGATACGAGATCGGCAGTGCCTCGGTAAATTAGGTCCGCTTTTGGAGATTCGGTAAAGCTATGGACGAGAGAATGCGTAGCGTTAAGCGATGGCAGCGGATGATCAACTTTAAAACTACCAGAACCTTTTGATAGAGCGCCCGCAACTGCGACATTACCGGCGCTGTCTATGGTCATCGCAGGCGTCGCTCCCCCCGGACGGAGATAGATCGATCCGGTCCCCTTGGTATCGATATAGAGGTCTGAATTGGTAGCAGCCGAAGAACCGGTTCCTATGACCGTCAGGGTCGATGAATTGACAACGGTGAACGTGCTGGTCGATCCGGTCGTTGTTACGTTCATTCCGCCGGCGACATACAATTTCTTGGCTACCCCAAGTCCGCCATCGGTGTGGATGCTGCCCGTGGTGGTGCTGGAGCTGTCGGTGGTGTCGTCAACCGACACAATGCCGCTTGTAGTGAGTGTTGTTACTGAAGCAGCAGCAGGGGTGCCACTTCCTAAAATGCCGTCTAGGGTTCCAGTAAAACCCGTGGCCGTAATCTGGTCAGTGGCAGTGATTGCATCGACAAATAAATTGGCCCACCGAACGCTGGTTGTGCCCAGATCGTCAGTGCTGTCTGTGTCGCTGACTACATCGTCGCCGTGGGTTGTGACGCCGTCAATCGCTGCTGCGCCTGTGACTTCAAGGGTGCCTATTTGGAGGTCCGCCAAAGCATCCGTCACGACCGCGCCAGCCCCCGCGCCATCGCAATAAACAATAACATTTTTACCGTTTTGGACAGTTACGTTGCCGCCGGATCCCTGCGAAAGAACAACTGAATATGGGCCACCAGCCCCGGAATCCGTAGTTGCGTTTTCAATAATAAAGAAAGCCTTGGTCGTATTGGGGGCTATGGTAACCGTATTGTTCGCCCCTAGCGCGCCCGTGAACTTAATCACGCGGTACATGCCGTCTTGCAGATTCTCCGTCCCTTGATCAGGAGAGGCTTCTCGTACCGTAAGTGTGTGGGTGGTCCCTGAAAGAGCAACCGAGGTATAGGCAGCAATCCTGTCTAGAAGATCCAGATTGAAATTAGTGGTTGTCCCCCAGGCTCCGGACTGCTCCCCGGAACCGATCTTCTCGATACCAAAGCTGGTTGTGAATGAAGATGCCACAACTTTTCTCCTATGCCGCTATATCAACCCAAGCGGGGGTCTGTGTCGTATCCACAGCAGACCAGCTTGGGGTCTGTGATCCGTCAATAAGGCTCCAAACATTGGATTCCCCGATTCCTCCCGTGGCCGAAACACCTGTAAGGGTGACTCCAGCCCCCGCCGCTGGAACAACCGTGCCAAGTGCCCCGGTCCCCGCAACGCCCGTAAGGGTGAGGGTACTTGAACCCGTAATTGTGACAGTACCGACGGCGCCTGTACCCGCGACACCCGTGAGATCAACGGAAAGGTATGTGTTCCAGGCACCTTCATCCCAGGTTCCTCGACCCCAACCAGAGATTTGAGCCAATGCATTACCCTTTACGCGATCCTAATAATCGCTGTGCTTGCAGCCGCAGCAGGAAAGGCTATCGTAAACGTGCCCGCCGTACTCGTCTTATTGCCCCCAAAATCCAGGGCACAAATAGCCTTATTCGAATCACTGCTGTTGTAGATCAAAGCGCCCCTCGCCGTGATGGTCGCTGTCGTAAAACTAATGTCAGCGAAATCCGTGAAACCCGTTGTCCCGCTACTGGTAGGGTTGATCCGTGTCAAACTACCGCCGCCCGTAGTATAGCTCCCACTGGAAGCTACCTCACCAGTCGTGGTGAAAGCCGTAGTGGCCGCCCCCAGAGTAGCCGTGGTGGAGGACTTACCCCCGCTACTGATGGCATACAGAGCCAACTTAAACGTATCCCCTCCAGAGAGTAAGAAGTTGTGGACACCCTCAAGAAGTTCCTTCTTGAAGGAGGTACACATTGCCGTTGTAATCGCCATGTTAAAGATCCCTCAGATTATCTGCTAACTCAGGGTGCCCTGCATCTCGTAGTTTAGCACAAATAGTTGCCCGGTCCTGATCCACGGCAACCCTCAAATACTCGGTTATGAGCCTCTCCAAGACGGATTTGAAATCCAGCACTTGATCTCGAAGGGGCGCAGGGGTGTCTTTTGCCACATACAATATCTTATCGACAGCCACCTTGGCTATCTCTTCTACGGTCAGCCCCCTGTTGTTTGTAGAGATAACGTGAACCTTCCCTGCGGTCAAGATAGCCGCTGCATCAAACATTTCCTACCTCTCGTAAGCTAACCACCTTGTCATGCCTCCCATATAGCACAGGCTCAACGTCCGCAGGCTCTGGAGGAGCCGCCTCGGATTGCCGAGCAACGGTCAAGCCGCCGTTCTCCACAGACATGACAAGAGGGTCCTCTAGCCTGTGGTAACCGTACAATTTCTCTGCCTCTGGCACGTTCGTATCTAATAGCGTCGAATTATAAGCGACCTCAACCTGGGTCCCCCGCGATATGGCTACGGAAAGCCAGAACTCAGTACAGGCCCTTCCCGCTTCCGCCATTATGATATTGGAATTGTACGAATAGTCTATCCCGTAGAGGCAAATCTTAGCGACTTTGTGGTAAACGGCGAAGGCTATTACATAAGGCACCGTATTATTGAAGTAGCAAAGCCCGGTATCCTTGACCACTTCCTCCAGCGGGTAAAGAACGGCCCCCGGAACCCTACCATCTAACATGCATGTATAAATTGGGCCGGGATGTCCCCCCAAAGTCTTACGCATCGCTTCTGTCTGTGGCCCTGCGTCTTCGGTGTCAAGAAAACGAGATGCAGGGTCCATCATAAAAACACGATCATGCTTGATGGGAACCATCATCGAGTTGATGGCCCAAACCTCATCGTAATTTTTGCCGTTGGCTACGGAGGAGGTAAAGGCCCCTTGAGTCGCGCCAAGACCTACGATGGCGACTACGGCATTATCAAGGCTCTTGTCTGTCATTGAACCCCTCGTCGGATGCTGTCTTTTCTGTACTGATCCTCGGTTTGCTTGCCCTCCCCTAGGTTCTTCAGCCACTGGATAGATTCCTGGAACCTATTGTTATAAAGCATCAATAAATCCTGCTCCCCTTTCATAAAGGTATACGCCTCCATCAAACTGCCATACAAAAGACATAGTTCAGCGTTCGTGCCCAGCCAACTGGTTCCGTCGTCGGAAGCGGTTATCGACTGAGGACGGTAAAAGTAATGCAACTCCGCAGCATAACTACTGTCCGGGGTGGGGGCGACTATGAGACTATCCTCGTCCCAATCCCCATAGTATTTAGGCACTCCCGTTGTAGTCGGGTCCGGCGTGTAATCTTGGATGAAGGTCACATGTTTATACTCAAGAAACTCATTGTTAGAGCTGTTCACAACACTTAAAGAGAAAGGGGACAAGAAATCTGTCGGCTTTGTCAGAAACTTCACAGATTGCGTGACCGTACCCGATACATTCTTCCTGAAGTCAGCTAGCTGGCACTCTTTTAATATGCGCTCTTCTGCATTGAGGATGAACCTCGTTAACTGGCTAACAAAGGTGCTCTCCGTATTATCCGTATAATCCTGGATGGCGGTCTTTAGAGTGGTGGATGTAAAAGCCATGTCATGCACTCACGGTTACAGGACCGGCTGAGACGCTTCCTCCACCGCCCCTGACGTTGCCTGTCGTTGCGGTCCCACTTCCGGATGTGAACGAGTAACTGTCATCATCCACCTTGGTTATGGAGAAGCCGCTTGAGCCCTCGATGGCGGCAGACGTGAATCCGTCAAAGGCTTCCGAAGAACGGAAACGGACAGTGTCCCCCGTGCTTCTTCCATGACCACGCTCCGTCACCGTTATAACGGCAGAACCGCTGCTCCCGGAAAGAAAAGGGTTGAAGGAGAGGAGGACTGTTACGGCAGGTTC